GGTAAATGGACTACAGACAAGCAAAAGGTATAAGAAAATCTTCATTCGGATCATTATTAGCCGAACAAGAAGGTGGCTTAGGTTCGTCACTTGGAAAAGCTATATCATTAAAAACTAAAGCTAATATAACCGGCATCAAAGAAACATTTGATCCATTAAGTATTGCTAAATTCTTAACTCTGGGATCCGATTGGGCTCCTGCAATGTTGGGTAAAATGACGGGTAGAAGTAAAAAGGATGTCGGTTATTTTTCTGGAAATAAAAGAGCTCAACAGGTTGGTGGTGGAGATACTGCAACAAAGGTAGGATCATTAAAAGAGAGCAATGAGATGCTCGATATACTCATGAAGATATACACCTTCATGCAGAAAACAATTGATGAAGAAAAAAAACGTAGAGAAGAAGAAAATAATTATAAAGAAATAAAAGATGATGATAAAAAGAAAAGGCATGATGCCTTGCTTGCCGCTATAAAAGGAATGTCCGGCGGAGAAAAAGAACAAAAAACAGCAGAAAAAGTACAAGAAGATACTGGCATGGGTCTTGGTGGAATTATTGGTTCCATATTAGATTCATTTGGTGGTGCAAAAATTGCTTTGCAAATGTTAGGTACATTAGGACCACTATTGATTAATCCTATTACTTTGGGATTACTTGCTGCGGTTGCTGTTGGTGGCTTGGCTGCTTACTTGTGGAAAAATAGTGATCCCGAAAAAGTCAAAGAAACTTTAGCCGGTGGGGGAACTTCAATGTCTGCTGGATTGGGTAGTGAAGGTCAATTACCTAGTGTTAGTGAGGAACAAGCAAATAAATCTCTAGAAGAAAAAGCTGCAGCCGTAGATAAAAAAGGATTAAAGAAAGCCACAGTACAAGAACTCGAAGCAAAGAAACAATTATTAGTTGAATATGGAAAAGCAAAAAGTCCAGAGGTTGCCGAATTAACTAAAGAAATACAATTAAGAAAAACATCAGTTGAATCTACACCAACAGAAACCAAAGTAACAACCACACAGACCAATTCTGCAGCACCGGCACCAGCAACACCTGCAGCAACTCCAGCGGAAACTACAAATCCTGGTCAAAAACTGAATGCTGTACAAGCACAAAACAATGATTTGAGTATACCAGAAAGTAAACCTGATCCTGCTTCTTTAGTGTCTAATACAGTAAATACAAATCAAGGTAAAGGACAAAATAAGTTTCCTATACCTTCTGTTAGAAATTCAGAACAAACATTCCAAAGAATGATTCTGAATAGTACAAGAGTAGTTTAACCAATAAAAAACCCACCTTTCGGTGGGTTATTCAAAACTCATAATGTAGTATAGTGACCGGTGGTATTCCCCAATCCCTACTATTCAAAGCATTTTGGAATTCTTGTCCTGAAGCAGCACAACCACTCAGGACAAGAACCATTACAAAGAGATTAATCTTCTTCAGCAAGTTTCGAGAAGTAGGATAAATCATCTTCATCCGATGTATCATCTTTAAACGGAGAATCTTCTGCCTGTTTCTTAGGAGCAGCAAACTCTTTTGCCTTAACTTGCTCTACGGTTGTGCGTGGTGCTTCACCATTCAAACCAAGAACTTTATCAAGACGCTGTTTCAAAGCATCATATGTCTTGAACTCTTTGTCACCAACCAATTCAGCGAGTGAGAAAGAATCTTTCCAAATCTTTTCCAACTTAGCATCATCTTCTGATAGTGCTGATGGTGAATCAAATTCAGACTTGTCATAATTCTGATAACCTTCTACTTTACGAATCTTCAACTTGAAGTTAGCACCTTTCCACAAATCAAATGGATTGATTGGTGTTTCATCTTCAAACTGAGGATTCATTGCTTCGGTAATCTTATCAAAGATTTTCTTACCGAACTTGAACAATTTAATCTTACCTTCGTTTTCTGGATGTTTAGGATCAGAAACGATATAAACGTTGGCGATGTAATTCAATTTACGCTTCTGTTTACGAACTACATCTTTATTGGCTTCAATGCCAGAATTCCATAATGAAGAATTATGCTCACACACAGGACATTGTTGATTCTTTGTGGTCAAACAATTATCAATTAACCAACCACCAGGTCCTTGAAAGCCGTGAGAGAATACTTTAACCCACGGAAGTCCATCTTCACCATCTTTTTCTGAAGCGGGAAGAAAACGGATAGTGGCCATGCCATTACCTGCTTTGTCTACTTCTGGACGCCAGTAATTATCTGACTTTTCTGAACCTTCTGATGGGGAACTTAATGCCTCGATTGCTTTAGATAATTTGTCGAGGTTGCCTGATTGGCGCTTTAGATTTGCAAAACTCATGTACTTCTCCTTATTAACGGAATATAAACGGAATATAAACTACTATCAAATACTACTCATAATCAACTACTATATCATACTATTTAGGCTTAGTCAATATACATTTTCAAAGTTGCCAAAGTATCTGGCCAATTTTTATGAAGTATACCAATACCACCTGCTGCGGTCCATTGGTCAATTACCGATGGGGTATCATCAATAATGATTTTATCTGGTGCCGCATATTGTTGCTTTAATCTTTTACCTGGTACAAAAATAGGATTGAATGTAATTCCTTTTGATTGTAACCAAACCATCTTCTGTTTCGAAATGGTATCATATCTTTTTTCATTTGCTGTAGAAGAAAGAATCTGTGTAGGTACTTGTGCCTTACGGAGAAACTCAATACCAGACCAAGCACCATCCATCATATCCAATGTAGCAAAGTTTTCATCAGCGATGAATTGGTCAAAATAATGATCAAATTTCTTCTCTTTTTCGGCTTCTCTTGGTTCTAAACGATATAGTTCTTTGTATCTTTTTACAAAGTCTGCAATGACGCCATCCATATCAAGATAGATACAACTAATTTTAGGCTTCTGCATTTTCTCTAATCTTTTCTTTTAAAATATTCTTAAATTTATTCTTATCGTACTGTATGAACGGAGTGTACTTTAAACACTTCATTCTAAAATCTGGCCAAACAATATCATCATCAATCTTTTTAGTCCACATCGGAATAAAATTCATAATATCATTCAATATACACAATGTTTCTAATGATACCTGATTCAATTGTACAAACTTCATTAATTGTGGATAATCGTTTGGTTTTACTTCCAACATTTTGTCTGGTGAATTACCATCAGCCAACATATACATTATATCATTCTCAAAGGTATATGTCAATGACTGGATTCTTTTTTGCCACTTTCTGTACACTTCTTCACCATCTGCGTTGGACATTTCACCAACCCATTTATCGCCTTGTAAGAAATTGGCAACATAAAAGTCCCTCATTTCTTCCAGACTATACTTTCTACTTAACTTATAGAATGTATATTTGTCTTTACGCTTGAGGAAGGTTACCGTACTTACATTAGTCTTGCCATTATATTTAAAGTAATCGTAACTACCTGAGGTGAAGTGTAACTTTAAACTGTTATACATGGCAAATGCTGCATAGCCACTATTCTCGGTCATATGGGTAGTTTACTAGACTTTTTAATAAGGTTTAAGGATTGTGCTTCTTCACGAATCTTTGCTTTGAGAGCAGAGGAGATTAATGTGGCGGCAACTTCAATTTCAAGACCAGTTTCTTTACAATGGTGACAGATAGCATCCATCAATCCAAGTCTTTCATCTGAAGCTAATTTTTCAACAAGAACACTAAAGTTCTTTATCTCGTCTTTTGTAGGCATTTAATACTTCCATTAAGTGATCAATTTCATCTTCTTCCATTATAATACATTGTGATACAGTAGGTGGCAGTCCAGAAGATTTTTGTTTCTCCTGAATTCTTATCAACATAACGCCCGCTTTACCATAATCTCTTATATCGAAAAAAGATTTATATGTTTGCATAGAAAATGTGGTTACCTATTCGTGCTACTACTTTGGTTTTATTCCAACCGGGATTGACGTAGTTTGCATGATAGTATAACGCATTTGTCTTAGCAATTATATCATGTAATAAAGGTTGTGTCAATGCTCGTTTGGCGATTAAGAGGGATTCTTCCCATTGGTATTTATTCTTAGTCGTTGTGTCAGCATTGTTACAAGTCCATGAGAACTGGCAAGTACCTTGTGTCTTTTGGTATACAACCCCACAAACATCTTTTGGATATTGTGGACTGTTTACACGATTCAAAGTAACCTGTGCTACTGCTAGTTTACCTTCATACGTTTCACTAGCGGATTCATAATAAATGTTTTTAGCCAAACAATCAACCTGTTGGTTATAATTATCTGATACTTGTTTCTTGACGATGAAATCCATTACATTACTCGATAATGTAGGTGTTGCGAACATGGCTAATGTAATACATGATAAAAATACTACTAGTTTAGATTTGATTGAATTCATCATATCTCCTTTTTGATTACGACCGATAATTTGGTCTTGGTCTCCAATTGCGAGTTTGATTTTATTTCTGGAGTGTTAAAAAATTCGGTGAGCGTCACCGGCGATATTGGCAGGATCCTTATTGCATCAGATCCAGAGTTGTAGTTTTATAAGCAAAATCCTCTTTTAATTTAATATAGTATCTATTATATAGGCTCGGAGGCTATTTGTCAACCTTATTGTGGTAGTAATGACTGTATTACCACTCTTGGTTTCTGCACCACAGGCGCATCCTCTTTGTTTTCCGCATAGTAATAAGTGGTTGTTCCATCTACTGTAATTATCTTCCAGTAACCAGTTGGTATTGGAATACCATTCATTTTATTACCACTATTATAGATAGCAATATTTACCACATACATATCGGATTTGGAATGAGATAGTAATGTCCTAGTATGTTCTTCCAACATTCTCCACGCCTTTCGGTTGAGTGTAGGTAGTTGTGGTGTCATGTTAGTCATTAAGAATGTTTCATACATCTCCGCATCGTTTGAAGCATCTCCTGCGGGCGCCATATGGCCTTTGTCGTAACCCGTATTGGAATATTGTGAGGGTGATGGATGATTACCAATTCTAGAATCTGAATGGAACTTATTATCTCTTACGGCAGAACCTTTACTTGGTTTTAAATGTTCGGCAACTAATATCACCCTTTGATTTTGTTTATCATATAGTGAAACATAAAAGGAATTACAGAGTTCAACTGTATTCTTTATTTCGATTGGTGTTCCATTATATAATTCTGGACATTGTGAGGCATAACAGACTATGCCCTGTAAAAGTAAAATACAAGTTATAAACTGTTTTTTCATCTTTGTTCTTTATAGAATTTGATTGCTTTAACCAAACCATTAATATGATCTGAAGTTTTTTGCTTGAATAATAATGGTTGTTCATCTTCTACTGCCATAATAATCACCAAATTATCAATTGGTACACCAATCATTTCTTCGTACATAATTCCGTAGGCTGTAGTCTGCCAATAGTAATCTTCAATTTGTGCACTCGATTTAATCTTCTTGGAAGTTTTAAAATCGATAACTGATAACTCACCATCAAACTCACCAATACAATCGACCCTACCCGCCATTCCTAACTGTTTAGACCACAAGGCACATTCTTGGTAATGAATGTTGTCGATACGATTCAACAATGGCTTGAGTGAACGGAACATTTCAACGGCATCAGGCATAACAGTACCTAATGATTCGTTATTTAAATATCGTTCACAGAGAGTATGAACATTAGTACCACGACTGGTTGCTTTCTTTGATACCCGATTGGCTTCTTCTTCACCAACTCGCTTACGCCACTTCATGATAGCATCTTTCTTTTGGGCACCAAGTACTGTGGTGACAGAAGGCAACCGAGTACCATCTTCTAATGTGTAATAACGCTTACCATCAGGAAAGGTTTCGGATTTTAAGTCAGCAAGGACTTTTGGTGGGCAAAAATTAAATGTCATTTTGTAATATATGTTCTATTCAGCATTGTGTGATTATGGTCGGTTGGACCC